GGTACAATCGACTAAATTGTAAAGTTCATTTAATTGTGTTTGTTCTAACTTAACTCCGGTAAATTTAACATCATAAGGACAAAGTGAGTCAACAACAGCTAGTAAATCTGTACCATTCTCATCCACAGGGTTAGTGTGCATTAATAATAGACACTTATCAGCCTTTTCCTTCGGTAATTTATCACAAAATAATTTATAAGCATAAATTACATCACTTGGTTGTTTTCTTCTTATGTTCCTATTGTTATAGAATAAAACGAAGTCATATTTTTTACCATTATAAACTAAATTTTTAATGTCCTCACTAATTTCATCTAATGGTTTAAATGTTTCTGGATTAATCCCGTGAGGAACATAACTCACTTGCCAATCTTCTAAAGGTTTGTAGGTTGTTTTATCGGTATTCTTTCCTACACGATTAACAATACCATATGTTTGTTTTGAGATACAACCAATCCAATCACAACTCTCATAGTAATCCCTATTGTACATTGGGTCAGGTAGATTATCCCAAATATGATAATATAAAATTGGTACTTGTTGTCTTATCTCGTGTTCGTTATCGTATAACCACTGCCAGTAATGTGGGTCGGTAAAATGTAAAATAGCGTCAGGTTTCTCATCGGCAATTAATTTACGGATAATCCCAATATCACCATAACCATTATATGGTACGATTTTTAAATTTGCATCCTCAATACCAGTTCTTTTTCTTACATCATCATTCACATCGATAATCTTTCCGATTTCAGGATGTTTCAAAGAGGCACCTAATTGAACCCAATCGTATTTGTGTAATGTACCCATCACAATTTCCTTAGACATTGTTGCAATTCCAGATGTCATTCTTAAATCATCAGAAAGTAATAAAATTTTCTTTTTCATTTAATTAAAATTTAGAACCACTAGTGGCTAATCCATTATGACTATTGATAGTCTCCCTAAACTTTTCGTCTTTATTGTATAAGTCAAGTGACCTATTTACCATTTTTTGAAGATTGATAGATCCTTCAATCGACCTAATTTTAAATTTCTTGTAAACATCATCTAATATGTTCACACTAGTTAATTTAGTATTTGATTTCATATATAAAATTTTATATACAGATAAGATAAAAAATATCTGACCGAAGCCCGATATTGATTAAATATCATTATTTATTGTCGTTGTCCAAATTGTTCAATTTGTCTACGATTTTGTTTACCAAATCCTCTTGGGTTTGGGTTGAATCTGGTTTAGATTCGGTTAATTTGATTGTTACGTTTTGGGTTTGTTCCTGATTAGTAACTACTGGTGTTTTTTTCTTGCATCCACAACTCATTGTAATTGGTTTTTATATTTAGTTTATTATTTTAAAATTATGTTTGTAACAGGTTTTTCTTATTGAACCTTTATTACCTTTACCATTATTAAGTTTAACCCCTCTTAATGAACTCGAAAGTTTCATTCTTACTGTTCTAGGGTTACCATTTGCAAATCCATTTTTAATTAAATAGTTAGCACCTTCAACTAAGGTTTCAAATATATGTTCCTCCCCCGTGTCTATATTAGTTAACGAAAAGTTATTGAAATTACCATTTTTAACCATATTAAATTTTGACAATTTTAATTTAACTTCATCATTGTAAGTATTTCGTCTAAATTCATTAACTAATGCCATATTATATCCGAATTCTTGTTTATTCGAGTTATATTGGTTAATATACCGATTTTCCCTTTCAATAAGAAGATTGTAATCACATTCTTCAATTACTTCAAATTTAAAATTCTCTTGACCTATTTTATTATAAGAATTTTGTAAGTGTTTATTGTCGTGAATATTTTTATTTAACATCCAAAAATGTTTATATTCTCTATTTTGGAGATTCGTAGAACTACCAATATAAATCTTACCGTCCACCAAATTTTCTATTTTATAAATACCACAGGCCATATATTTTATAAATATTTTGGTTTATTGTTTTTTATTTCTTATATTTTTATAAAACTTAACACAAATAATTTAAAAAATCAATGGAAAAAGAGTTTAATCTCGTAAAAAGTGTATACGAAACCAACTACGATGTTATTAAAAACATAATGGAACTATACAAGATTGATAGGTTCGATTTGGATTGCACATATTCAACAGGAAATTTTTGGAAAGGACTACCAACCCCAACACATAAGACAGATTTATATCCATCTAATGACGAGACCATTGAGGCGAATTCTGAAAATTTACCATTCGAAAATGAGTCAATGAAAAGTATTATGTACGATCCACCGTTTGTTATAGTTGGTAAAACTTTTAAGGAGAATAAAGAAGGTAGTTCAGTAATTGCTAAAAGATTTTTCGGGTATACGAAGTACGACCATTTAAAAAACAACTATTACAATACATTAAAAGAACTATTCCGAGTTTGTGAAAAGGGTGGATTTGTTGTGGTAAAATGTCAAGACACAGTGTCAGGTGGGAAGAATCACTTTTCTCACGTAATGGTAATGAATATGGCGTTAGAGTTAGGGTTTTACCCAAAGGATATGTTCATATTAACCGCAAAAATGAGAATTAATAGTTTCGGTGGTAGATGGAATAAACAAGAACACGCAAGAAAGTACCATTCATATTTTTGGGTGTTTGAGAAGATTAAACCAAAGGTAAATTACGAATTACCAATCGTTGAAGATTAAGGATATATCCCAACCTTATCACCGACTTTAACGTCGGGACAAGTTCCACCTTCGAATTCAATTACGTGATCCCCAATACCAGTATATCTAGGTGGGTTCATTCTATGTACATCGGGAGGTGGACAATCACGATGTATTTGTGTTACTCTACCATTTAAAACAAAAACAATATCTAAAGGTATAAGACAATTTTTCATCCAAAAAGAATGGTGACCACGACTCATTTTAAAGACCATACATCCGTCTAACGATGTACGTCCCATCATTCCTCTTTGAATGTCTTCCGGGTTTGTTAAGTATTCCCCTGGGATATTTTTACCACCTATTGTTATATTCATACTTATAATTATTTGATTAATTCGTTTTTATTTTTTATATTTGTCATATGGAAAATATATTCGGAGGATTAATAGAATTCAAGAGCAAAAAGGAATTTGATTCGTTTATCGAAGAAATCGACAATGATAATGCGTTAAGGATAATCGAAATGTCTATTCTATATGGACAACAAAATGGTTTATATTCGTTAGAAGAATCCCATTCATTATATAAATGTTTAACTAAATTGAAAGAAAATGTATGACCCAACGGTAGATATGGAAAATTACAACAAGGTAAAGGATTTGGTGGTTGCCAAACTTGTTGATGAAGGTTTATTAAACCAAGATGATGCTAACGAATTTAATGACAGATGTCAAGTTCTGGTATATAAAGGTAAGTGGTTTAGTAAATGGTTCAATAAAAATATGAAATCAGAAACGAATAGCCCCGACACATATTACATAAGAGTCATTGAAATGAGGGATAAGGAAGATGAGGTTGATAAACTATTGAGAAGAACAACAGGGAATTACGATGAATAAGAAATATTATTGGGACTTCTTCATATATAACAAAAAACACCATTGGTTTATAATACCAACAATAGTTTTTTATTACCACAAAACCGAACAACTACACATTACAGAATCGTTACGTACGTTCGGTTTAACAATAAGATTCCTAACCTATATGGTTGGAGTCCAAATAGAACAAATGATAGATGAAGAAACTAATTTGTAAAATACGTGGACATAAGTACTCATATAACTTCGGTTGGATGCCGACCAAGTGTGAATGTACACGATGTGGTATGAAATGGAAGACCGTTAATAATCCAGAATATATTCCTGGAAAATCTAACATACTTGAAGTTGATTTACATCTTTGGGTTGAAGTTAAAGATGAACCAAATGAGTAAAGAACCTATTAACGAACTATCTTTAGAAAATTCCGATAGGATAATTGAAATGGCGTGGGAAGATAGAACACCATTTGAAGCAATAAAATTACAATTTGGTTTAAGTGAATCTGACGTTATAAAATTAATGAGGACCAAACTTAAACGTAGTAGTTTCAATCGTTGGAGAAAAAGAGTTAACAGTGGGGTAAGTCAAAAACATTTAAAGAAAAGAAGTGACGAAGTTAATAGATTTAAATGCTCACGTCAAAAAACCATTTCAATGAATAAAATAAGTAAAAGAAAGGGTAATAATGGACGAAGAAAAAATTGAAAAATTAGAAAGTGAAATCGTTGATTTAAAGTTTGATTTGAAAAAGTCCAAAGACAAAGAAATGATTTATTTGGATATTCTATCAAACATTGACAATTCACTAAAAATCTTATTCAAACGCGAGGAAGAAAACAAAAGGTTTAACTTGGGTGACAATATTGATTTTAGGGAATCGGTTGTAATGTTACAACAAGCAATGAACGAATATAAACGAGTGTATAAATTAAGATTATGAAAATAATTTCATTTTTAATTGGATTAATCTTAGACAGATTTAAAAGAAAAAAGAAAAGTAAATGGGAACTATGAATACATTAGATAAACAATATACAGACTTACTTCAAGACATTCTTGATAATGGGGTAGAGAAGAAAGATAGGACAGGTACGGGAACCATTTCAGTTTTCGGTAGACAGATTCGTCATAAAATGTCCGAAGGGTTTCCGTTACTCACCACCAAGAAAATGGCGTGGAAAACTATGGTTGTTGAACTCCTATGGTTTTTACGTGGGGAGACTAACATTAAGTTTTTATTGGATTATGATTGTCATATTTGGGATGGGGACGCTTATAAGTACTACCAAAAAAATATGACAGAATGGTTTGGGAATGAAAGTCAACTTACAAAAGAGGAGTTTACCAACAAAATCAAAACAAATGATGAGTTTGCTAATAAGTGGGGCGAGTTGGGCCCAATTTATGGTGCACAATGGAGAAAGTGGAGTGGTGTTAACTACTTGAATAGGGAATCTAATAATATGAGCACACCTAAAATAGACCAAATTCAAAACCTAATCAACGACCTTAAAACAAATCCAGACTCAAGACGACTAATGGTCAATGCTTGGAATGTTGGAGAATTAGACCAAATGGTTCTTCCACCTTGTCATTATGGATTCCAAGTTTATACAAGAGAATTGAGTTTGAATGAAAGGTTAGATTTGGCATCAAAAACTTATGATGTTTTTGACCCATTTGATTTTGGATTACCCGCAAAGGTTGACCACAATGAGATAGATAAACTGTATCCCGTTCCTAAAAGAGCAATCTCTTTAATGTGGAATCAACGTTCAGTGGATACATTCTTAGGTTTACCGTTCAACATCGCTTCTTATGGATTGTTATTGGAGATAATAGCAAAAGAAGTTAATATGGTTCCTGATGAGTTGATTGGTAATCTTGGTGATGTTCATTTATATTCAAATCATATTGAACAAGCAAAAGAACAAATTGGTAGAAAATACACTCACGAAGAGAGAGTTAATTTATTAAGAGCGGCAATGCCTTCTGGTGCGTATGAAAAACTAATTGGTGAATTAGTCCCGTTTGGTGGTGGGATGAGTGAGTATTATGAATCATATAAAATACCATATTCAACTAGAGAACCTTTCCCGTTACCATCAGTTACGATAACTGAACGTAATTGGTACCAACATCAATTAGTTAAAGAACGTTTAGGTGAAAAAACTTTAGATGAAAAACTTAAAAGTTATAGACCCGAATGTTTCGAATTAATTGGATATCAATCACACCCAACAATAAAAGCGCCATTATCAAATTAATATGAAGAGTCCACTTTCAGGAAAAGAAATGAGGTTAGTCTCTGAACTTAGACAACTAACATTTAAAGGAAAAGAATACGAAGTAATTCAATATTATTATTTATGTGAATTATCTAACGAAGGGTTTACAACAACGGAATTAGATGAGGAGAATTTATTAGAACTAAATAAACAAATTAAACTTGATTTTTTGGATTAATTTAACTATAGTAAAAATAAATAAGATAGAATAATATGAAAGCAATTTTAGCAATAAACAATAAAGGGTACATCGGACTAAAAGGTGGATTACCTTGGAGATGTTCTAAAGATTTAGAACATTTTAAGAAAGAAACTATGGGGGGTAATTTACTTGTCGGTTATAGAACCGCACAAACGTTACCTAAATTACCTGGACGTGAAATTATTGTTTATGATAAACTTGAATCAACTAAAGATTATACCTCCGCCGATTGGTGTATAGGGGGTAAAGATACATATGAGAAATTCTGTCACTTATTTACGGAATTACACATATCAATAATAAACGATGACACAGTCGGGGATGTAATGGGTCCTGATTTAAGAAGGATGAATCCTGATTGTGTTATTTTTGAATATCACTTTGAAAAAGACTCACTATGAAAGAAAAAGAACAAATCCAAAAAGAAATTCTTGAATTAAAAACAAAGAAACAACAAACTCAATCAGATAAATTGAGAATTCAAAAGTTACAACAACAGTTAGATAGTCCTGATGAAAAATAAGGTAAAAATAAGGAAGATAGTTAAGGAATGGAAAGACGCAACTAGAAAGGAGATATGGGAGGGTACTCGAGACAATTTCATTTTTGGATTTTTAGGTGCCACTTTAGTTGTTTTTATTGCAACCAGAGCTGACATTGCCGTATTCGTTGGTTATCTTTGTTATTACCTTTTTATGGGTAAAATTGTGAATAGACCAAAGTATGTTACCGATTTGGGACAACTTATTGTATTCCCAATACCTTCTTCGTTAGGTGCATTTGTAGGTTACAAACTATCTTATGTACTATTATCATTATTATGAGAAAAACATTATTAATATTATTATTTTCATTAATTTTTAACGTAGTTAATGGACAAACCAAAGACTCAACACTAACTTCTTTTGTAAATGAATGGTTAGGTGTCAAGTACAGATTGGGTGGTAGTACCAAAAGAGGTATTGACTGTTCCCAATTTTCAAAAAAACTTTACAAAAATGTATACGGGAAAACAATTGGAAACAATTGTCAAACTCAATGGAGACAGAGTGTAAGAATAAAAAAAGAAGATCTCACTATTGGTGATGTGATTTTTTTCAGAAGTAGACAAAGTCCTAGTGGTTGGCACTGTGGCGTTTTTATTGGTGGTGATAAATTCGTACACGCGGCCAATAGATATGAAGGAGTTAAAGTTAGTTCACTATCAGAACCTAGATATCTCAAAAATTATAAGGGGTCGGGTCGTTTCAATTAAAAAATATGGGAGTAGATAAAACCTATTGGTCGTCGGAATTACCGACACCCTTATCACCATCTGATGACGATGTCTTAGAGTTTAAGTTTCACTTAAGGAAAGGGACTACACTATTGTTAGGTTGTACCAGGAAACTAATCCAACTGAGTGATAGACAATTAGACATCGACCCTTGGTATGAGAACGATACAGTTATTGTGGGGGATTGGGTGGATAATAAACACTTTTACACCAACATAATGATAGATGGTGGATTGTGTTTTACCAAAGAATTATGTGATTCAATAATCGATATGGCAAGTAAAAATTCTAAGTTTTTAATTGCCAGAGTATTTGATTATAAATTAGATTCTATGAAGATTGCCAATTACTTCCCAAAGTTCGAAGATTTTAAAATCGAACCTACTCACCAATTTAAAACCGAAAAAGAATATACATTCTATATATGGGAGTTTTAAATTATGATAAATTACACAAGGATGTAAAAATATTACTTCAAAAAATGGATAAGACTCAGTGGGAGGAAAAAACCATTAAAAAAGAGTTAATCACATTTAACAAAATCCTGACAAGAGAAGACCTAAAAAACTTAAAAATGGAACCTTTGTTATATCAAACAAAGACTTCGGGGTCCACTGGTGAACCAGTCACAATTGAGAAAACATATGAGGATTTAGTTTGGTTTTACGCTTCAAATATACGAGAGTTCATTTGGAGAAAGTGGAATGTAACTAAGAACGTTGCAGTTATTAAAACGACAGCAACTGAGGGGATTATGAATGATTGGGGAATACCTAAAATTATTGCACCAATACAGGGTAAGATGTTTACTAACGATTACAAATCAATATCTGAATTACAAGAATGGTTAGAAAGGGTTAACCCACACTATATTAATTGTTTCCCGTCAATCTTTAAATTACTAGATACGTCTAAGATAAGTAATTTTATCGATTGGAAGGGAACGGGTGAGGTAGGTGGTACTTCATATAGTACCGAAGAATGTGGGGTCATTGCCCTACAGTGTCCAGATAACCCATTATTTATGCACGTTATGGAAAACATTCACTTAGATGTTGATACGGACGGGGGTGTGTTGGTAACTAATTTAACTAACCCATATGTGAAGAATTATAAACACGGAGATCACGTAATTTTAGGTGATAAATGTGATTGTGGTAGAGGATTACAAACCATTAGTAAAATCCAAGGTCGTGTTAGAAATATGTTTGTTTTACCTAACGGCGATAAAAAGTGGCCATTAATTGGTTCTTTAAAATTCGAAGAGTTTGGGATAAAACAATTCAAAGCGACACAAACGGAATTGAATAAATTAACATTAGAAATAATCTCACCTTATCTTGATGACAAGGAAAGTGATGTCATATCCTTAGTCCAGGAAATGTTGGGGGCGCAGGTAGAAATTACCATAAAATATGTCGACTCATTTCCTAATTACAAGTTTGAGGAATTCGTCTCATTATTATGATTCAGGTACCGAACTAAAGTAACGGTTAACTATCTACCTTGACCTCTGTACTTCTTTGGTTTTTCGGCGTTTGGTCCGTAAGATTTTTTAAGTTTACCTTTTTTCTTTTTACCAAATACTACTTTAACTGAAGCCGATGAACTTTTTGCCTTTGCCATAATACATTTTTTTTATATAAATACGTATATTCTAAATTTTTTATTATATTTGTATCCTAAATTAATAAAGATGGAAGAAATATTTACTGAAAGATTTAACTCCGCAACAATCACCCATTATAAAGACTATTGTAGGATTTCGGATAAACAAAAATACAAGGACGCTATGAATGGTGAAATTGATTTTTTGTCTTGGGATAAACCCTCCGTACCTTCTAGTAAACTTAAAGGGTCTATGGTATCGTTTCCAGAAAAAAGAGGGAAACGAAAAGTTAACTTCTTCAATGAGGATAACGAAGTCCAACAAAGATTCTTTATGGAATATGCCGGTAAACCGACATATGACACAACTAAAAATAGACACATAATAAAACATTATGGCGATAAATTATCCGAGATTACCGTTAAAGTAGTGGAAAGGACAATCGTTAGACGTGGGGATAAGATTACCATCAAATCATATTCTGCAACTAAGTCTCGGAGTTTTAATTCAATATATTTTAGGAAATCAAGTAACTCATATTCATTAACTATTAATCTTAAGACTGGAAATTTTACAACGATGATTTCAGTTAATTCTAGTAAAGTGAAAACTAAAAAATTTAGAACAAACTCTTTTAGTGAACTTATTAGATTTATTAAATCGGATACATTTTTTAGGTTAAGTAAAAATTTTAGTAGTTACAGTACTTTAATTGGACAGATTAGGGAAAACTTTAACGATAAGGTTTTCTCGTCAACAATTACAAACGTATTGGGTTTCCAAGATACAAACGTTAATTACGGCGAACGACCAGAAGAGTTGATATCCCAACTAATGGATACGTTCATTAAATTAAAAAATATCAAATCACCTAATGAGGAGTTTGAATATCTTTTAACTGAACTATACCCAACTGAAAAGTTCCTTAAAAAGAACGATAGAAAACTAATTGCTTCGGTATTGGATATGTTAGGTATTAAATCCAAGTTAACGATTAAAATTCTTCACGAAAATCCTGGTATTGATATCTTTGCCCTTCATAGGTTTGTCGGTTATTTTGATAAAGATTATAACAAATACGTTGGTAACATTAATGAAAACATATTTAAAAACTCGTATCGAAAAACCTCATACAATAATATGGGTTGGACAACTAAATCGCAAGCTATAACGAATAAAAATAGTACCACACCTTTTAACTTAAAAGATGTTGAGAAAGAAAACCTTATTAAAATTGTTAATAGTCTGAATGGTGGTGGTGGATTTGGTAGTCCCAAATCGATTGATTATAATTTAATACAATTGATTGACGACCATATCAATATGATTAATACGATTAAACAATTTAACCCTGAGATTAGTATTAATTCAAAAAATATTTCTGAATTTAACACTGAACATAGTGAGTTAAGTAAAATGGTTGCGGCAATTAATAAAGGTTGGGTTATTGAATATCAATATGATAAGAAAACAATTGATGAGATTGAAACACCTTTAGATTGTCTGTACGATAATGAAACCCTACACGTATTATATCCTAAAATCCTTAGAAGAGAAGAAGAATATAGTGAGGAAGGTTCATATATGCACCATTGTGTTGCGTCGTACGCGAATAAAGACACATCAATAATAATATCATTAAGGGATAAGGACAATAGTAACAGAGTTACCTGTGAATTCCACATTGAAACAGGTAAATGTTTACAAGAAAGGTCATTCTGTAACGCTAAACCACCCGCAACATTTGAGGACGGGTTACTACTTTTACGTGAGAAAGTATTAAGACAGGCTAGATGGGGTACTTTGAGTTGGAAAGAGAAAAAAAAGGTACCCGTTAAGATAAATGGTGTTGAAATCGTAGATAAATTACCAACGGTTAGGGTCACTGATATCTTTGAAGACGTTGCCCTACCCTTCCAATTTTAACTACACATTTTAAATAAATCCATCTATATTGTATAGATGGATTTATTATTAAC